CGTGCTAGGGCTTATTTAACCCGCATAGCCTAGACTTACACAAAATGCTGAATGCCAATGGCATTTCCATCCGAAATACGCGCTGGAGACGCCATTGAATGGACGGACGAACTAGCCGCGACCGCTAATACTTACGTCTACTACTTCCGCACTAACGCTGCAAGTGGTGCCACGGTAAGCGGCACACTTAGCGCAGGCATCTGGACCTTCACCCTAAGTGCTGGCACGACCACCGGCTTCACGGCAGGCCAGTGGTACTACCAAGCACTGAGCACAACTGCCTCCGCTCCCCTTACTGAGCGCACAGGTGCCTTCACCGTGCTGCCCTCGCTCGCCTTCACCGGCAGCGCCACAGCGGTCGACTTACGCAGCCAAGCCCAGATCGACCTCGAGGGCGTCGAGGCCGCAATCCGCGCCCTCGTCTCCGGCGCCCAGGAGTACCGCATCGGCACCCCAACGGGCGGCCGCATGGTCAAACGCGCCGACCTGGCCCAGCTCATCCAGTGGCGTGACCTACTCAAGGCCGACGTAGCCCGCGAGAAACTCGCCGAAAACATCGCCAACGGAAAAGGCGACGGCCGTTCCCTCTACATCCGCTTCCACTAAGCCTTCCGACGATGGGACTCCGTACCTGGCTCCGCAACAACATCCAACGCACTCGCGTAGGCCGCCGCGCCTACGACGCTGCCAGGTGGAACCGGTTCACCACCGACTTCCTAGCGCCCAACACCAGCGCTGACGCCGAGATCCGCGGCAGCCTCAAGGTGCTGCGCAACCGCAGCCGCGCCCTGGTCCGCGACAACCCCTACGCCCGCCAGGCGAAGCGCACCACCCAGATCAACGTCATCGGCGCACGCGGCATCCAAATGCAGCCGCAGATCCTGCGGCCCAACGGCACCGAAAAAGACGAACGCCGCAACGCCGCTCTCAGCGAGGCGTGGAAGCGCTGGTGCCGCCCCGACTCCTGCGACGTCACCGGGCGCCTCAGCTTCAACGGCATCGAGATGGCCATCATCGGCGCCCTCCCCGAATCCGGCGAAGTCGGCATCCGCCTAGTCCGCCAGGCCATGGGCCGCAGCCGCGTCCCCCTCGCGCTCGAGCTGATCGAAGCCGACCAAATCGACGACGACTACACCGGCTACAGCGACCGCGCCGGCCACTACTGGCGCATGGGTGTCGAGCTCAACGAATGGGGCCGCCCCACCCGCTACGCCCTCCTCCTACGCCACCCCGGCGACGCCGACCTCAGCGCCTACGAGCGCAGCGCCGACAAGCACCTCTTCATCGACGCGGCGGACTTCATCCACGTCTTCATGCCAGAGCGCATAGGCCAGTCACGAGGCACGCCCTGGTTCACCTCCGTAATCACCACGTCGTGGAACCTCGGCAAGTACGAAGAGGCCCACTGGACCCGTAAGCGCGTCCAGGCCAACAGCCTCGGCTGGATTCAAACCGCTGAACCCGACGACTTCGGCAGCCGCAACGAAGACGGCACCCCCGCCCTAGAGGGCGATAAGCGGCTGTGGAACACCGAGCCCGGCTCCTACAACTTCCTCCTACCTGGCGAAACCGCCATGCCGCCGGACTTCGGTCCCGACGACGGCCAGTACGAAGCGGTGGTCCGCAACCTCGCCCGTCGTTTCGCCGCCGGCTACGGCTGCAGCTACGAAACCCTCAGCCGCGACTTCAGCGAAACTAATTACAGCTCCTCCCGCCTCAGCATCCTCGAGGACCGCGACCACTGGCGCGTCATCCAGTCGATGCTCGTCCAGCAGGTTCACCAACGCATCTTCGAGGAGTGGCTCATGGCCGCAGCCCTAACCGAGCTGCCCATGCCGATGTTCTCCGACGTCTGGCAGCGCCCCGAGCGCTACAACGCCCCCCATTGGCAAGCTCGTGCCTGGAGCTGGGTGGACCCTGCCAAGGAGATGAAGGCCATGGAAATGAGCCGCGCTCTGCAGCTCCAAACCCATGCCGAGCAGATCATGGAGTACACCGGCAACGACTTCATGGCGACCATGACCACCATCGCCAAGGAGAACGAAATCAAGGAGCAGCTCGGCCTAAGTGGTCCAGTGGAGGCTCCACCTGAGCCCCCGGCTGACCCCTCAACCGAACCTTCCGCCCCTTCTCCTCAACGCGACGCCGAAACAGAAGAGCTCTTACTCGACGACGAAGACGAACCAATCCGCCTCCGCACCGACCTAAGTCGCCAAGCAGCTAAGCGCTAAGTGGCCAAGCCGCGCCACTTAGGCTTCCCCTTATACCTAACGCCCACTCCCTTACCCCTTAGCGCTTAGCGCCAAAACTTATGGCCAACGTCAACGGCACCGAAATCAATCTCATGCCCACCGAGGGCATGCGTACCGAGGCCGAACGCTACCGAGCGTGGAAGGAAGAGGGTCAAGCCGGTGGAACGGAAGTAGCCGCAACCCGCGCCCGGCAAATCCTCAGCGGCGACGAACTAAGTGCTGACACCGTTATCACAATGAGTGCGTGGTTCGCTAGGCACGAAGTGGACAAGCAGGGCGAGGGCTTCGAGCCAAGCGAGGACGGCTACCCCTCGCCTGGTCGTGTTGCTTGGGCAGCATGGGGAGGCGACGCAGGCAAGACCTGGAGCGATCGCCGCGCTAAGCAGGTGAAGGATGCGCAGGAGCGCAGCTTGCGTGCCGAGCCAGACGAACTGAGCGAGGGCGACTTTGTGTCGTGGAACTCGAGTGGTGGACGCGCCCGCGGCCGCATCGAGCACATCATGCGCGAGGGCACGCTCGGCGTACCCGGCACAGAATTCAGCATTACCGCCACCGAAGAAGATCCCGCCGCCCTCATCCGCATCTACCGCCCCCGCAACGAAGGCTGGGCTGCCACCGAAACCATGGTCGGCCACAAATTCTCGACGCTAAGCAAGATTGATCCTCTGCCCGAAGCCAGCGCAGACGACAACATGAACGACGATATGGATGAGGACATGGACGACCGCACCTCCCCCTCAGCCGCCGAGGCACGCCCTTACGCCAACGAACACGCTGCCCGCCTCCTCGACCCCGATCAATTCGACAGCTTTCGCCGCAAGAACAACGACTTCGGCCAGGGAATTGACGCCATCTACGGCATAAGTGGTGACGACCCCTTACGCCTACAGGCAATTCGATTTGATGCCGCACGCTTTAATGTATCCGAAGCAAAGCAATGGCTAGGCGATCACGACTACACGCCTATTGCTTTTGAACCTGCAACCGGAGAAAAAGCCATGCCCGACATCGACCTAAAACGCATCAACAAGGAGGGCCTCAAACGCGAAGTCCAACAGGGCATGCGCGTCGAAGAAAAGGCCGAGGACGGCCTCACCTTCAGCTTCAGCTCCGAAGCACCGGTCGAGCGTTGGTGGGGCAAAGAGATCCTCGTCCATGACGACGGCGCCATGGATCTCGCCCGCATGAATGACGGCGGCGCCTACCTGTGGAACCACAACCGTGATGTCGTCCTCGGCGTCGCGATCCGCACCTGGCTCGGCGGCGATCGCCGCCTCTACACCCAAGTCAAGTGGAGCCCCAACACAGCCGAAAAAGGCACCGAGGAGTACAAGCGCCGTCGTGATATCGAAGCGGGCATCGTCCGCAACGTATCCTTCGCCTACGAAATCGGCGAAGTGCGCGAATCCAGCACCGGCGACATGCTGGTCACTAAGTGGAATGTGCTGGAAGTATCGGCTGTTAGCGTTCCAGCTGACCAAACAGTCGGCCTGGGACGTTCATTGGACGACACCGAAGAGCAAATTCAACCTTCACCTACTAAGACACACGAACCCGCTCCCGTTATGCTTGACAACGAGCAGTCCGCCGAGCGCGGTACTGAAACATCCCCCGTACCCCCAATCATGGAACAATCCATCGACATCCAGGAGGTGCAAACCGCCGCTCGGGCTGCTGAGCGTGATCGGGTTGCCACTATCCGCTCCATGTGCGATCAGCACCAAGTTGGTTCTGACCTCGCCGACAACCTCATCAACAACGATGCTTCCCTCGAGCAAGCCCGCGAAGCTGTGCTGACACAACTCGGCCGCAGCCGCAAGGAATTTGCCGGTCGCGTCCACGATGACGGCGCCGGTTCAATCGGCCTGACTCAGCAAGAAGTCAAGCGTTACAGCTTGATGAACGTGATCCGCCACCTGGCCGATCCCACCGACCGCGCTTCACGCGAAGCCGCTTCCTTCGAGCTCGAGTGCTCCAAGGCCGCCGAATCCAAGCTCGGCCGCGCCGCTAAGGGCATCGTGATGCCCTGGGACGTGATGGCTTCCACCCAGGAACGCGCTCCCCAATCGGTTGGCACCGCCTCCGCTGGTGGCTACCTGGTCGACACGCAGCTGCTGACCGGCTCCTTCATCGACCTGGTTCGCAACCGCTCCGCCCTGCTCGGCCTCAACGTGACCACGCTGACCGGCTTGGTCGGCAACGTGGACATCCCCAAGAAGACCGGCAGCACCACCGCCTACTGGGTGGGTGAGGACGTCGCAGCCAGCGAGACCGCGATGACCTTGGGCCAGATCTCGATGACCCCCAAGTCCTTGGGCGGCTACGTCGACATCACCCGTCGCCTGATGCAGCAGTCCTCCCTGGACGTTGAAGCCCTTGTCCGCGCTGACCTGGCTGAGTCCATCGCCCTGGCGATCGACTCTTCCGGCATCTACGGCCTCGGCGGCTCCTCGGCTCTGCTCGGCATCAAGAACATCACGGGCGTGGGCACCGAGACCCTGACCAGCGACGCAGCAACCAACAAGGCCATCGGCGGCGTTACCTACTACTTCGGTGCCTTCTCCGACTACGTGAACATGGAGACCACCGTCTCCGTGGCAAACCTCGACGTCGACTCGATGTTCTACGTGGGCAACGCTCACGTCCGCGGCGCCCTCAAGCAGACGCTCCGCAACACGAACAGCGAGAACTTCATCTGGGACAACAACGAAGTCAACGGCTACGGCGCCCGCGTCAGCAACCAGCTGATCGGCTCCAACGTCCTCTTCGGTGACTTCAGCCAAGCCATCTTCGGCTTCTGGTCTGGCGTCGACATCACCGTCGACCCCTACACCAACAGCACCAAAGGAACCACCCGCATCGTCGCCTTCCAAGACGTCGACTTCGGTGTGCGCAACCCTGGTGCATTCGTGTTCGGCTCCGGCAACGCCTGATGGCCTGGTATCAGCTAACTGCTGACGTGATGGTTCGCGGCACCCCCCGGGCTACCGGGGAGGTGCTCGACCTCAGCGTTAGTGAAGGCCAGCTGCTGAGTGGTCTAGGTCGCGCTACACCTTGCAACGCACCTAAGCCTGAAGCTGAGCCGGCATGCCCGATGCCTACCCCCGCTCCAGTCGAAGTCACTGAGGTTACGCCTGCCAAGGCTGCGCCTCCAATCAAACCGGTGGTACGTCGCCGGTCCCCATCCCCCACCCAAGAGGACTAAGCCATGGCACTCAGCCAACGCAATTTTGAGGCGCTGCAGCACTTCGCTGCTTACCCGCCCGCCACTGTGACCGCCACCGGTGCTGCCACCAGCGTCGACCTGCTCGGCTACGACGGCGACGTCGTGTTCGTGATGCACGCCACCGCCGCCGGCTCTGCCGCCGGTTTCTCAGTTCGCCTTGAGGAAAGCGACGAAAGCGGCGCCAACTTCACCGCCATCACCGGCGGCGGGTTCACCGACATCGCCAACGCTGCCTACCTCGGCACCGTGACCATCGTTAAGGACAACGTCAAGCGCTACGTGCGCGTGAACATCCACGCCGAGACTGGCACTGCCAGCTCGATCATCTCCGTCACCGGCGTCGGCGTCAAGAAGTACCAGTAAGCCGTGGCGCGTAAGCCTGGGGGATGAGCCCTGGCCTGTCCCCATCCACCGCTTAACGCCACCAGCTGATGCTCACCGACGACTCCTCTCTCTACCTGTCCGACTTCGGCGTCAGCGTAACTGCTGGCGCCATTTCTGGTCTCGGCATCCTCGACATGCCAAGCGAGATCATTGTCGACAACCAAGTACTAAGCACTGACTACACGCTGACCTGTCAGGCCTCTAAGTTTGGCGACCTGCTCTACGGCTCCGAAGTAAATGTGAATGGCGCTGCCTACACGGTCCGCACCACCATGCTCCTCACCGACGGCGTCTTCGTCCAACTAAGTCTGCAGCGCTCCACCGAAGTCCCGTACACCACCTCCCTGACCCCCTTAGAGGCCAACGGCCCCGACGCACTCATCGACGACCTAGGCATCGAGCAACTCGACCCTGAGCTCGACGGAGGTTCACCCTCCTCCACTTACATTGATGGTAACGACTTAGACGGCGGCGCATCCTCATGAGCAGCACAGCACGCATCCGAATCCGCCGCGGCACCGCCGCCGCCTGGACCGCCGC